TTATTATTTTTTTAACAGACTCTTTTAATTCCGGACATTTAAAGTCCAATTCCTTTGTGGTATAAAGATTAACCTCTAAATTAAAAAATGATTTTTTACCTTTAGATAATCCACTCGACCTTAAATCTAAATCAACAATACTTTGTTCTTTAAACAAATTAGTATCGATTGAATTAAACACGGAATGTTTTATTTCTTTATTTAAATCCCCTACCACTCGGTTCCAATTATCGTGTTCAAATTTTGGGGAAACCCACGACTGAATGTTAATGTATAATGATTTTAAATTTTTAGAATCCACTGTCCCATATACTGATTTTATTGGACTGAATAAATTCAATTTCACACTTTTACCTTTTTTCATTAATCATAATTCTTGCTTATGTTTATTTTTTTTTATAAAAGTAACAAAAATATTGTGTGTTGTCAAAATTTTTTCACTAAATTGCGATATTTGTTATATATGATTATTGTAGAAATTAATAATAATGAGATTGAGAAAGCATTAAAGACTTTCAAATACAAGTTAAATAAAACTAAACAGAATAAAATTCTTTTAGAAAAAAAAGAATTTGTTAAAAAATCTATTAGTAGGAGAACTCAAATATTAAAGGCTTCCTATACTCAAAAAATTAAAAATTCCTTAGATTGACTCTTCTAAGTTTTTTAACTTAAGAAAATTTAATTGGTCAAACTTTTCAGTTTTTAATTTATCAATAGTTTCTGACAATTTTGTTTTTAATTCAAACTCCTGCTCTTTTTCTAACATCAAGTTAAGTTTTGTAATTGCACTTTCGCGAATTGTTTCAAACTTATTCTCAAGAGTTTCTGTATCTTCAGAAATCAATTGAATAAATTCTTTTCTTGAAGATTCATCCAAAGTATCGATATATTTTTGTAATGTTTGATTTGCAATACTTACCATTGATTTTAGTGGTAAGTTAACAGATTCTTTTATTGGTGTTTCATTAGATGTTAAAACATTAGTGATATTCTTTTTTGAATTTACCCTTTCCAATAAATTTAATTTGTTTGAATATACAAGAGAATCAATATCAGAATATTTGTTTTCAATATTTTCCGATAAAGTTTTTGGCAACTTAATATTTGGTAATATTTGTTGAATTAAATTAACACCTTCTTCTAAAAAATCTTTGGCGTCGGATTCATTTAAACCCTGTGGCGTACTTAATTGGTCGTATAATGAATACAACTTTGCCATGTGTTTATTATTCAAAACATTGTGTTTGAATTCTTTTAAAGATTTTTTGAATTCCTTTTCACTCTTGTAGGATTCAATAAGATTTTTCTCTATTAAAGATTTAATTTGTCCGAAAGTCATTATACTGTGTTTTCAATATAAATATTATGAATTTAGTAACTTATCCAATTCTTTTGAAATTTCTCCTAAAGATTCTTGTGCTTGGCCTAAATCGAGTATTTTTGACCCCTCTAAAAGATTACTTTCTATTAATAAGTTCATGTTTTTTTGTTTGGATTCAGGAGTGATTTCTGCTCCACCTCCTGCTTCAGGTGCTTCTCCGCCCGCTGGAGGTAATGGTGATTCTCCGCCCGCTGGAGGTAATGGAGACTCTCCTCCAAATCCTCCTCCTGAAGTATCGTCTGTTCCCTCAGGTGGTGTTTGTCCCGGAGCTGCAGGTTTTACATTATTTCCATATAACTTATCAATATTATCAAAAATACCTGTTTTAGAGATAACTGTAGGGGTTGCTTTAAGTTCTTCACCAACAGCTCGTTCAATTCTTTGTTGTTGTAAATCCAATCTTATCTCCTCATCAGACCATCCAAAGATATGTTTTTTAGCCCATGTTGATGATGTAGGTTGGATACCATTTCCTGGGTCTGAAACCAAGTCTTTGTATAATAAAACCTTTTCTTTCCAAACATCAATTTTTAATAAATCAGCCTGTGTAGATGGGTTAGATAATCCTAATGTAAAGTTCTGTAATTCATCTTCAAATCCTAATAGAAATAAGTGAACGATTGCAATTTTATTCAATTCTGCAATCATACTTTTTTGAATTCTATTAATAGTTCTTGCAAAACGAATATCTTGTAATGATAAATTTTTTCCATCACCAACAACTTCTTCAAACCCTAAAAATGCTTTAGGGACACGAAGAGCCGTTAATAATTTCTTTTGAATATATTCAATATCGGCAATTTCCGATAAGTTTGTTGCACCTGGTAATGTACTAATTGGGTCTGGTGCTGCAGGGTCACGAACAGGGATAAAATAATCTTGGTCAACCGCCATTTGATTAAATCTCATATCCACATTACCTGTTTTTGAATCTACAACTTGTTCTCTTTTAAACTTGTTTGCAACACGGTTTACGTATGCTTCAACATCATCATCATTCATGTTACCCACAAATACTTTAAATAATTTTCTTTCAGGTGCACGTGATGTACGATAGATTAACATTGCATCTTCACATAACAATAATTGTTTCCAAATACGTCTTGCTTTTTCCAACATAGAAGTACCATAAGGAAGTTTTCGGTCATCACCCAATAATCTAAAATGTGCAACTTCCCATGATTGAAACTCCATATTTCTAGTTTTCCAAGTAAAGTGAAGAGCTTTTTTATCCTCATCTTTTTCTTTTGAAATATCTTGTGAAATTCTACCTGAAACACCAATCTCATGTCTTTCAATTTCAATTGTTGGTAATTGTTGACAACCAATAATACCTTTTTCAGGGTCTAATTTTAAGTAAACAAAGTTATCACCATATTTACATGTGTTTCTTGTCCACATTGGTAAATTGGTATTAATGTCGAGTGCGTTGTTAAATAAATCAGCTAAAACAGATTTAATCCTTTTTGATTCTGAAAAAATTTGAAGAATAAATCCATCCTCATTTGTTGTTGTAGATTCTTCAGAATATATGTCCAATGCTGCAGAAATTTCCGGAGTATACTCCATTGATTCGTAGTCATATTGTGCAGATAATCTTGATGGTTCGTAATATATTGCTTGAGAGTATAAGTTGTTTTCAACTTTAGCCCATTGGTTTGTTAAATAAAACGTTTGTTGTGCCTGAAGTTTTTCTCTTTCAAAATCATCCCTATTTGTAGTTCTTAAAAGTTCTTTTTTATCAAACTTAAAAGTTGGATAATCCTGTTTCAATAACGAATTAGGACCAAATGTTTGGGACAGCCTCTGCCAGACCGTTAGATTTTGTTCACTCATATCTAATTTTACTAATTACTTTGATAATATAAATACTTATTTAACTCCAAATAACCATCCATACTTTTGGTAATCAGCTTTAGTTGCTTCACCGTGATTACCCAACCCATTACCTCTACCCATTTGAGGAACCATTGGATTAAAGAATTCTGATGAGTTTTTATTCTCATTAACTGTGGTTGCCCATGAGTTAATCATCGCCTTTGTGTGATTTGTAACCTTTTCTAATGATTGGAATGATTTTTCCGCAACATATAATGCCATGGATACACCCATGATACAGTCATCGTGGTGACCTTTTTGGTGGTCAGGTCTTCCGTTAATATAAATAAACGTATTCATTTCATTGTATAATCTGTTTGAATATACTTTGAATCCGTGTCTTACGTTTTCTTCAAATGCAGATATAATCTGAACCCTTTTTGAGTTAAAGTTAATTCCTGGTATTCTATCATTAATCTTTGGGTCCCACTTCCATTTATTACTTGTATCAACATTGTCCACATATAGACCACCCTGATAACTTAATTCTTGTAGTTTTCTTGCGGTAGATATACCCATACCACCTGTGATATCAATAACACAATAAGCGTTATACATTGTTCCCCACTTATACGCAATTTCTGCCAATACATCTGGTGGAACTTTGGCTACATATTCTAATACTTGTTCCCTTTCATCAAAATCGATGATTTGGATACACGAGAAGTCCTCAGAGTCACCTCTTGATACATCGACACCCATTACGTACTTATGTCCGTTTACAGGTTCTTTAAATATCCATAGAGAACCACCCATCAATTTAGCTTGGGGGTCACGTAAAGTATTCTTGGAAATTTCTTGCATCAATTCAGATTCGAATACGTTATCACCCGAACCTAAGAAGTCACATTCCAACTCCTGAGCCACTTTTCGTCTATCAAACTTTAATTTCTTAACCATACTTTCAAACCAAGCAGAACATGGTTTGTATCCTTGTTCGATATAATCGGTTACGATTGTGTGGTCTCGTTCATATGGATTTTCCATCGATAAATCGATGATATCTTTTTCAGAATATTCTTCACGATTCAATAAAAAGTGTACTAAGTCATTGGT